CGATTGCCCATGCGAGAGGCGTATACCTTGTTGGCGATTCGTTGCGGCTGGTGGGCGTAGGCATTTGCAATCTCCATTGTTGGGAACCGTTGAAGCCAGAGTTTATGCAACGTCTCGGCCTTGTAATTCAGATTCTCCTCCAAAGTCTTGAAGTGGTTGCACTCGTGGCTGCATTGACCGATGAAGGCGGCTTGCTGATCCACGGTGGCAATCCCAAACTTGGCAAATGTCTCGTTGAGCGGGGTCATCCACTCAAGCCCAATGCCAAGCTGTTGGAGTTTGAGGGCGTCCATCATTTTTTGGCTCCGTTGATCACTTTGAACACCGTGTTGTAGGCATCTATGCAGGCGTTCAGTTGCCTTGTGTTGGCGTCTCCTTGGTCGGTGATGGCGACAAGAGATTGAGCAGTCGTTGGGTCAAGTTCGGCTCTTGTTTGAACGCTATCTCCGCTGGCAGAGGAGGCATTTGAGGCGGCTGATACGGCGCGGGTGGCGATAGAAAGCCGCAGCTTGCCAGTGGCAATGTCAGCATCACGCTTTTGAATTTGAGTTTTGGCATCTTGGTTGGCCTTCACAAGTTTGGTGGACAGATCGTTGACGCGCTGAGACGCTTCTTGCTCAACCGCACGCGCCTTTTCGTTGAGTTTGGCAATCTCGGCTTGTTGCTCAAGGTAGGCGATGTGGTGCCCCTCAAAGAAGGACGCCACCAGCAAGGCAAAGATGCCAGCCAAAACGTAGGGGTTGAACAACTTGAACATATCAGCCTTTTACGCTTTGACGAGCTGCCGCCATCGCTTCGCGCTCATGATCTGGCTCAAGGTAGTGCGGAGGGTTAGAAGGGGGTGGAGGAGGCGTCCAATTGGCCGCAGGCGCCATCATCACAACTGGGGCAGGGGGAGGTGGCGGGGGGGCCACATAAGCCGTTGTGTTGGCTTTGGCCGCGTTCATCATGTCTTTGGCTTCGTTGCTGACGCCCTTGGTCAGAATGCCGCCGATGCCGCCCACGATCAGCAGCACGATGTCGTTGAGCATCTTGGTGTACGCCTGATCAATCGGCGCCATCTGTTTGATGGGCTGGGTGACAAACGTGACCGAGTACAGCAGCGCAAAAGTGATGAAGGCAAAGACGAGCGTGACCATGATGATCACAAACGCCCTTACGCGGACTTCAATGTCATCGGCAGTTAGCGGTGCATTGTTGCGGTTGGACAGCCACTTGAGCAGGATTTCCTTCAATTTTCTTCTCCAGAATTGGCGCCACAAGATACTCGGGGCAGGTTTGCGAAAAGTCACACGCTGGGTGCTGGCACTCGGCGTCTTGGAAGTGTTTGGGGTCTTGGCAGGTGTAGCGGTAACGATCTTCGCAACCACTGATCACCAAGATGGCCAAAACAAGCGTCAGAATCTTCATTCCTTGTCCTTCTTTTCTTTCAGCTCGGCGCGAATCTTCTTGGCTTCTGCCAGAGCTTCTTGCGACCGCACATTGGTTGTCTTGATGTCCATCAGCATCATCACCTCAACGGGTAAGAGAACGAAGCACACCACGGCGAACAAGACCATTCCAACGAGGAAGTAAGAAGCGTTTCTCTCCGCGATGCGACGCCCAACAGCATTGTCCACAGAATCACGATCACCAGAGCCACCGCGACCAGAGCCATTGCCAAGTCGATTTGAAAGTTGCGAATTTCCTCGCGTAGCCATCTTGATTCATTTGCCTTTCTTACTTGTTCGAGTCGGGCAAATTCCTGCTCATCGACAATCTGGTTGTACGCATCAAGAAACCTCGTGTATATGTCCTTCAGTTCAGGGGGCGCATACACCATTGCTTCTCGAATTTGGGTGGTCAAAATCTCAAGCTGAAGTCCAATCGTGACACGCTCCACGGCGCGAGTTGCAAGGTTGGCAGTTGGATCGTAGACCTGCTGCGAGTCCAGTTCCATGTCATGAAATTGCGTGGTGAGCTTTTGATGGATGTCAAAGAAGACACCCAATTGTTCGCTGACGTCAACAATGACTTTAAACTGAAACTCTTCGTATGAAAGCCCGGGTTCGTTTTGTTGTCTTTTTGCAGTCTTGTGCGGTTCAACCGCAGTTGGCAACTGAACAACTTCGGAGACTTTTGGGGCAGGCTTGACACCAAAAAGGCTTTTGACCCAACCCCAAAATCCCGTGACCTCTTTGAAGATTGCCTTGGCATCTCCAATGCCTTGCTCAATGGATTTTTTGAACCCATCAATCTCAGCACGGCCTTCCCGAAGCATCTCGCAGCCCTTTTTGATCTGCCGCACTGCTGCGACAGCCGCCATGAGCATTGAGATGGGTTCCACATCTTAGACCCCGAAGAGCTTGTGGATGATGGCGGCAGCAACCCCCGGACCAAGTAACACGCATACCATGACCGCATACAAGAGATATTCAATCTTGGTCATGCGTCTTTCGCCGCTATCAAGAGATTTCTTGATGTGGTCATAGCGCTCGGCGCAAATGGCCTCATGCACGGCAAACTTAGTCTCGATGGTTTCCATGATTACTCCGGTGCTGCACCGCTCTCTTTTGCTTCAGCAACGGCAGCTTCAACTGCGTTTGCTTGGGCTTCTTGCTGAACTGCGGTGATCAAGTTGGCAACTTCAACATAGGGGCGGTTGCCCAAATATTGCATGATGCCGTTGACCAATTGTGTTGACAAAGTTACTTTTTCCATTTTTCATTCTCCTAGTCCCGCCGTGTAGGGGCGGCGGGTTGACCCCTTCATTTTTATTGTTTGGCGGCGGCGACTGGATCAAGTGTCCATGTCACATTCGAAGCTGCAATCAAACTTTCAATGTCGGTGGCGGCGGCAATGGCTGCACGTGCTGTTTGAGCTTCGGAGCGAATCTGAGCACGCCAAGTCTTCCAGCTTGCATCCACTGCTGTGCCAGTTTCAGCAGCTTTGATGGCCATGTAATCGCTTGGAGACAACAAAGAATGAGCCGCGGCATTGATCTGTGCTGTGGCGCTGTCTTTGAGCTGAGTCAAGTCTTTGGGCGTTGCAGTGAACGTGCCGTCAGAGTTTGCGGTGACCCAGTAGTAGCGATCATCAGGGCGTGGCTGATCCGCGACCTCTGTGATGCCGATGGCTTCTTTCTCCGCAAGCGTTGAAAGACGCAACCAGTTGGCTGGGTAAAAAATCCCATTGCACTCAAATGGAGTGTCGGTTGGCAAAGGATTGCCGTTAAGCATAAACATAAGAGTCCTCCAGACGATTAAATTTTCGCTGATTTTCTGCAGCGGGTAGATATTGCAAATTGTGTTGAGAGTGAAATCCGCAAACAGTTTTGCCACGCAATGGAACAATATGGTCTACATGGAAACCTTCTGGACAATCACGATACACAGCTTTGATTGTTTCCATGCACGCCCAAGAAGGCGTGCGTTGTTTAAGTGCCGCCCTACGTTTTGCGCTGTAATGCTTCCAAATACCAGCGTTCTTGTTAGCCCATGCTTTATTTGTTGCCTTGACTTTTTCGCTGTTGTTGACCCATTTCATTCTGCCGCGCTCTTGCTGTTGCTCTAAATTTGCGTGGTAGTGCGCCCGTGACATAGCGTTTTTTCTGTCTCGGTTTTCTTTAGCCCATGCTTGTTGTTTTTCTTTCAACAAAGTATTTTTTTCTGCGCGGCACTTAACGCATTCGCTATTGCTTAAGTAGCGTTGTGAAACATGCCCGTTCTTGCACGGTTTACCAGTAAAGTAAAACCGAGCATCAGAAGATAAACGTTGGTATGATAATTCCATAGGTCAACGCGCGAGAGCAAATTTTGCTGGATTTTCAGCAAAGGTTGCATAAATATATGAGCCACCACTGGCGTTATGTGCAGAAGAACCGTCACGAAATTTAAAACCATTTGAAACAATATCTAAAACACTTCCTGAAAATTCAGCGTTAGCTAGATCTGCAAATAATTGCTTACCTGTTATATTGTATAAATCACGTGATGTGTCCATCATTTCCCAATCTCCTGATACATCTGTACGTTTAATCATAATCCAGCGTGGTTTAAACCCACAATACACAAACGGACCATCAGTAGACCCATTACCCGTGTATGACCCAAATGCGCTGAAACCTGCTACAGCAGCCCAACAGTAGGCGATGTTTGCTGCCGCTTGGTTACTGTTTGAACTTGAATTGCCAACAGTAAAAACAGTAGATGTTGGAGCAGTGTTGTTCCATTCTTGTGATGATGTAGTTGTGGCTTGAGTACTGTTTAACAACAAATAGCCCGTTGCTCCAACAGATTTGTGATAGACAGCCCACGAAGTTGCTGCTGCCCTATCTTTCACAATAATCATTGCTGGTGCTACGCCAAGACCATGACCTACTGTTGCTCCAGCAGTTGCATTGCCTGTATAGCCAACCACGCTAAATCCAGCCGTAGCATTCACACTCACAGTTGATGTGATAGAGCCGTTGGTGTTGGATGATGATGAGCCAGCACCAGCTTGCCATTGCCAAGCAACATAGGTTGCCGCAGTATTGTTGTAAACGGTACTTGCGCCTAATGTAAATCCGTTGCTATTAAATGCTGTTAAACCAGTTACATCAGTTGTTTCTGCACCAGTTGTGTCTGATATAAGAGCTTTTGTTGCACCACGAACAGAATCAGTTAGCTTGTGATCAGTAG